TATGGTATGGTTGTTTAAAGTGCTGGCTGCTCAACCTGACACTGTCATGCTAGTGGTGTCTGGGCGCGGTAGCGAGAATCGCACTGTTACAGAACAATGGCTGCATGACGCTGGCATCGAATACACTTGCCTGCTGATGCGTCCTGTCAAGGATCACCGTCAAGATTACATCATCAAATCTGAACTGCTTGAGCAAATACGCAATGAATACGGTGAGCCTTTCATGGTCTTTGACGATAGGGATCAAGTTGTAGACAAGGCGTGGCGGGCGAACGGCGTTCGCTGTCTGCAGGTTTGCGAAGGCGATTTTTGATGAGGGTTACAGACCCAGCGATTTTAAATAGTTTCCTATCTGTTATCGCTGGGTGCCGCCCTTTAAAAGTTGATGTTACTGCTAGCACTACCGTTAAAGGCAAATATTATCTTGTTTTTGAAAGTCAGTTACTACCCGAATACTGGGAAATCTACTGGAAAAGTTTTCAAGATTTTGTGGAGCATCAAGTTACCAGAGGTGGGTTTGCGTGTAAAAAGATTATCATCGTAAATCCATCTAAGATAAAAGTTTTCATTGGCACATTATTTGATTTCTTAACAGTTGACAAAACGGTTAAATAACAGTATAATACAATCATGAAATACACTTTCCCGCACATTACTCATATCTCTCAAGTGTTGCCTGCTATTGAAGGCAAACCTGAGTTCATCGTGTCTGAAAAAGATGGCGACTACACCGTCATCAACTATGTAGTTCAAACTGCAGACACTTTTCCGCCTGTTACTACTGAAGCGGATGCTATCTTGCGCGAATGTCGCGGACTTATTTTTCGCACATCAACTGGTGAGGTTATTGCTCGTCGTTACCACAAGTTTTTCAACTGTAACGAAAAAGAGGAAACCCAACTTACAAAGATTGATTTGTCTCAGCCGCATGTTATTTTGGAAAAACTTGATGGTTCTATGATTACTCCTATTCGTACCACAAGCGGAATTCGCTGGGGAACGAAAATGGGCGTGACTATGGTCGCTTTACCAGTTGAAGAGTTTGTTGCTACCCACGAGGTATATACTACTTTTGCATTGTGGGCGGAATATAAAGAGCTAACCCCTATTTTTGAATGGTGTTCTCGCAAGCAACCTATTGTTATTGACTACCCTGTTGATCAACTCGTGTTGACTGCGTTGCGGAACAATGTTACTGGCGAGTATATGCCTTACTCACAAATGGTTGAAGAACTTGAAGGTTTTGACATTCCAGTTGTAAATGCGTTTACCGGAACTGTTGCTAATATGGAAGACTTGGTGCAGCAAACTGGACCAATGGTTGGGTGCGAAGGTTTTGTTGTTCGCTTTGACACTGGGCATATGATTAAGGTCAAGGCAGAAGATTATTTGCGTAAGCATAAAGCAAAAGATATGATTGGTCGTGAAAAAGACATAATCGAGTTGCTTGTGACTGAAAAAATGGACGATGTAAAAGCGTTCTTAGATGAAAAAGACTTAAAACGAGTAAACGAGTTTGAGAAAAAGTTTTGGGAAGGTGTTGAAGATACTGCTCAACGCATTGTAGCACTACGGGCTACTCAACCTGAAGTGGTTGATCGTAAAACTTATGCTGTTGAGTTTGTTCAAAAAAAAGCGCCAGTACTAGCTAAGTTTTTGTATGCAGTGTACACTGTGCAACCATTAGCTGAGGTTATAGTGTTAGTGCGTGATACCATCGCGAAGTCGTGTAGCACGCAAACACGAGTTGATGAGTGCCGCTGGATGTTTGGCTGCAACTGGAACGCCGCAATTGTTCAAGAATAGAGGAATGCTATGGAAAATACCGCAAAAAAGTTCACAATGGCAGAGTCTGCGCTATTAGAGCAGTATGATTACGAGTTATCTGATATTTTACGACGAGTTTTTCAGCTAGAGTTTACCGAAACATTTGTTAGCGATGATTCGTGGTTGTGTGACTTTTCAACTTGCTGCTTGCCTGATGATTTTAACAGTGATGGGATGACATTGTCAGACCTCAATAATGTAGGAAATCACATGATGATTGATTTAGTGCGGGATTTGTACAGCATTGAAGTGAAAGCGTCGGACACTTTTCTGTCTCTTTGTCAAAAAGTCAGGGAAAATAATGGCTAGATTTAACCCTAGTAGGCACTTCACTAGCTCTGCTCCAGTGAAGTGGTTGAGATGTAAAGTCTTTAAGATTAAAAAACCAGTTGCATTGCCGTGGGGTGGGTGGGATGATTGGGACAATGAGTTACGAGCAGCACGACCTATTGCGTATTTTCTGACAGAAGTGTTTCCGGTATGGTTGGAAGTTATTCCAAACTATACAACTAAATATTACACTGATTTACGGGTGTATGTTTTAAACATTAGAAATCATACTCATCACCTTGATTCGACTTTAGAAAAAGGTAAATATCATGATTTTTCAAAGCGTATGCTGTACAGTCTGTTTGACTCATTTGTTGAATATATTGAGGTTGACGAAGCATATTCCTCAATATCCTGGTATGACGACAAATCACAAAAAAAATATAAAGTCCCATTTATAATGAGGCATCCAGTGTTAAACTGGGGGCGGGCCTGGAGATGCCCCGAGGCTGGTATCGACCATATGAAATGGGAAATGGAGCAGGGACTTGGGGATGGCACTGACATTGGTGCAGATAGGCAAGCGGCAGCAGCGTATGAAAAAATGGCACTTTACACCTGGTGGAAGTTTATTCGCCCAGATAGGGGTGAGTCGTGGGAAGCGTCAGGGTTTGGTGCATTTTGGAATAAGATGGATGAAAAATATGGCAATGATTTATCATCAAACCGCCGCAGATCGTGGTTAGGGTTATCTAGTAAAAGTTGTATGACTGCGGCAGAGAAAAAAACTTATGAAAAGTTATCAGCAGCAAAAGACAAGTTGGAAAGTGACTGGGACCAAGAAGATACTGAAATGATGATTAGATTAGTTAAACTAAGGAAGCAACTATGGACATGATTGATTGGGTGTTTGGGTTTTTGGTAGGTTGGATATTTTGGTCATATCTGAAAAAATATTTTGCTGCAAAACGTGTTATCAAGGAGCTAACAAATGATACAGTAATGGTTGAGATTGATGAAGTTTGTGACACAGCAAATAGAGTAATATATTTGGTAAATCGTGCTGATAATAAGCAGTTCTTAGTCCAAGCGAGTTCATTAGATGAGATCATGCCGAAACTTCGTGCTGCAGTTACTGAAACCCATATTTTTCTGACTACTAAAAACTTTAAACTCATCGGATTGTTCGTTCAGCATGAGGAAGTAAAATGACTCCCCAAATTCCAGCCCAAGGTATATTACTTCATCACGATTATGGTGACACAAAATCATATCATATTGCTTGCGAGTGTGGGTGTCAAACTAGCGATCATGATTTGTGGATTGAATCGGATATTGGCGGGGTAACTGTGAATGTATATGCTACCCTTAAAACTGATTACTGGACGGAATCGATCAAACCACGCTACGATATTGACATTCCGATTTTGCAAAGTTTCGACTGGTTTTGGAAAAGTATTTGGAACGGATTAGTTACACGGTTACGTCTCACCCGTGACATTTGGATTCATGGATGTGCTAAACATGAAGCCAGTTTGATTATGACAGAGCAGCAAGCGTTGAATTATGGTGGTTCTTTGCTGAAATCAGTTGATGATGTTAAAGAATTCAGAAAAAATCATAAATAAATCACATCACAGGAGTATTTAGCTAAATTGGCCAAAGAATCAAACCTTCAGTTCGAAGGCAAGGTAACAGAGTTGTTACCCAATGCAACTTTCCGCGTTACACTAGCGGATTCGGGGCATAAAATAATCGCTTATCTGGGCGGAAAGCTCAGAACCAACACTATCAATATATTGCTTGGGGACCGAGTTCGTATAGAAATGTCTCCTTATGATTTAACTCGCGGTCGGGTAGTATATCGCATGTAGTTCTTTAAACTGCATAATTTAAATACGGCTAAATACTAATAGTCGGAGAAAATATGCATGTCATTTCAATCTATTAATATAGGGTCACACCCAGCTGATGGGTCAGGTGACCCTCTTCGTGTCAGTTTCGATAAGATAAATCAAAATTTTATTGAAGTTTACGATGCTGTATCCTCACTAGGCGGGAACGTAACTCTCGGCAACGTTACGGCAAACGGCACAGTGACTTCAGTAAATGGTCACACCGGAAGAGTGCATCTGTCAATTGCTGATTTAGCAGGCGGAGTCACTAAAGGTTATGTTGAAAATCAGATCGCCCAAGAAATCAACGGTTTTTTGAATACTTCAGCGCCACTGACTAATGCGTTATTGTCGGCAGTGTTACAGTTTCAAGCTAACCCTTCAAGCACAATTTTCGATACGAAAGCTAACGCTACTGACGTCTATACTAAAGCAGAAGTTGACGCTTTTTTGCTAAATATGATTAAGACACCACCAACTTCTGCCATCGGGCAGCAAGGTGATGTTCAAGGTATGACAGCTATGGATTCGATCTACATCTATTCATGTAACGCTATATACGATGGCGTTACTGAAATATGGGCTAGAACACCATTAAACACTTCGTGGTAACAATTTTAAAAGGAAATATATATATATATTATGCCTAACGCATTCAATTCAGTAAACAATATTAATGGATTTAACACACTAATAAATGAGCAAACACAGGGAAGCGAAGTTCTAGGTGGTGGACTATCAAATGTTTCAGCACCAGCAGCCCCGATTTATACTTCAGAAAATAGCAGTGTAGCATCTCCAACAAGCAATGTTGGTCCTCAAGGCCCTCAAGGTCCTCAAGGTCCTCAAGGTCCTCAAGGTCCTCAAGGTCTACCGGGCGCTCAAGGCCCGCAAGGTCCTCAAGGCCCTCAGGGGTTGCCAGGTGCTGACAGCACAGTTCCAGGACCTGCTGGGGTTGGCCCATCAGCATATCAAACTGCAGTTGATCTTGGATTTGCTGGGACTGAGCAGCAATGGCTGGATTCGTTGATCGGACCTCCTGGTGCAGCTGGGTTAACTGGCCCAATTGGCCCAGCTGGAAACAACGGCTTATCAGCTTATGAGTCATATTTATTTGTGAACGGTCCCGGTTTATTTGAGACCGAGACACAATGGTTGGCGTCGTTGGTCGGTGCTTCAGGAACTAATGGAACTAATGGAACTAATGGAGTAGATGGCAAAACAATCTTATCTGGTATTACTGCCCCAACAACTGAAGGTGTCGATGGTGATTTTTATATTGATACTGCCAGTAACTTCATATATGGGCCAAAAGCAGCAGGCATATGGCCAGCTGGTGTAAGCATTGTTGGCCCGCAAGGAGCAACAGGTCCATCTGGTTCCCAAGGCATCCAAGGTATTCAAGGACCGCAAGGTCTTGCTGGCGCTGATGGAAACGGGTTTACATTAACTGCCCCGACCACATCCAAAGGCGCAACTGGTGACACTGTTGGAAAAGTAGCTATTGATGCAAACTTTATTTACTACTGTACAGCGGCGTACACTGATGGTTTATCGGACATTTGGTCACGTACCCCATTATCAGTAGTGGCGACTTGGTAATCTAAAATTTAGTATTTGAATTATGACAACACTCACCTCAGCGGGTAACTTATTAACTGTAGACATCGGTACTGTTCCAAACGACGGTACTGGTGACAATCTTAGAAAAGCATTTAACACGTACAATGAAAGTATTGTTACCATTGGAAATTTTTTAAATGCCCCAACCTTTTCGACAGTTGATGTTACTGGCTCATCTTTTATTCAGTCTCTCACTGCGGGCAGCGTCGAAGTTAATACCTCACTTTCATTATTAGGTAATGCTGATAGCACTAGCACGACTACTGGAGCATTGGTAGTTTCTGGGGGGGTTGGTTTTGGTGGCAATGCCACCATTGGTGGCAATGTAAATATTGCTGGTGATTTATTTACTGACGACATTACTGCTACTACAATAACGTTATCAAACAGTTTAAGCGTGCCAGGTACATCTTACTTGACAGGGCATGTTATTACTGGTGACTTATCGGTTGGCACTACTACACAAGTTGCTAACGCAGAAATTTTTGGTAATCTAACGGTACATGGTAATGTTACTAACGTTACTACGTCAAACCTCAAAGTTGAATACCCGATCCTACGAATCGGTCAACTGGTTGATACGGTAGCTGATGGGAGTGATGCTGTATTGACTAACTCAGATGGAAAAGATCGTGGTGTTGAGTTTTATTGGTACGATACCGTTGCATCTTCACAACAAGAAGGGTTTTTTGGATTTGACACTTCAACTGAAGAGTTTATCTATATTCCAAGATCGTCGTATATTGGTGTAGGCGATTCTGACGTATTTGCTGGCACTCCAGGGAATGCGAGATTTGCTAGGGTATACGCTAACATAACGGCAAATGGTAGTAGCACGTTTGACACAATAACCGTCAATAATGGTGTAACTGGCACGTTGATGACCACTGCCCAGCCTAATATTACTAGCGTTGGCACAATAACTGATTTACATACTGCTGGCGACGTTACGATATTTAACGGCAGCATTTATTTAGACGCCAATGCTGATGTATATTTGGGCAGCAACACGCTAACAGCATTGGCAGCTACGTTTAGTGGTGGACTAGTTCCATTGGCCTCCACATTTCAAAGTACTGCTACTAGCACTAGCTCCAGTACTGGGGCAGTTAAGATTACCGGTGGGTTAGGTGTTGGTGAAAATATTAACGCTGCAGGCACTATAACAGCGCCAACCATCAGTGGTACCACATTGACAGGAACATTGTCTACTGCAGTACAACCAAATATTACAACCGTTGGTACATTAGGTAACTTAACAGTTACATCATCACTGCTAGCAGGGGCGGGTACTTTTACTAATCTAACTGTAACTAACACGATTAACACTAACTCAATAACAGCAACTGCTGGTATTACAGGAACTCTGCAAACAACGAGTCAGCCAAACATTACTGCTGTAGGCACGTTGACTTCGTTGGCAGTCACTGGAAATATTACTGCTGCTAACTTAATAGGCAATGTTGCTGGTGCGTCAAGCACAGTATCTAATCCCGCTCAACCAGCGATTACATCAGTTGGTACGTTGACCTCACTGAATGTGTCAGGTAATGTAACTGCTCCAAATTTTATCGGCGCATTAACTGGCAACGCATCTACTGCAACTAAGTTGCAAACACCAAGGGCAATAAATGGTGTCTTTTTTGATGGCTCAGCAGATATTACTGTTACTGCCAGTGCTAGCACGTTGTCAGGTATTACTCTAAACTCATCAGTTATTGCTTCTAGCCTTCAATCCTTAGGATCGTTGGTGGCATTGAATGTCACGGGGGCAACCACTCTTAGTGGAGCATTAAACTCAACTAGTTCTATTACCGCCAACACTATATCTGGCGAGGTTACTGGAAACATTGGAAGCACTACTCCAAAGACTGGTGTGTTCTCAACGGTAACTGCCAATGGGCTGATCTACAGCACTGCTAACGGGTTTAAGTTTCCAGACGGTACGATACAGACTACTGCCGGTGTTCCTAGCACAGGGGCAATAAACTATGCCACTACGGCAGGGAATATTACTGGGCAAGCAAACTCAGCCACTATTACTGCATCAAGTGCAAACATTGCTAACCAGATTGTACAACGTGACGCCAGTGGTAACTTTGTTGCGGGCACGATTACTGCCAACTTGACTGGCACTGCATCAAATGCCACTAACTCATCTTTGGCAGCAAAAGCATCAACGTTAGCTGCTAACGGCGGAAACGGTACAGCTATAACCTTTAACTGGTTACCACAGTCAGGGCAACCTACTGCACTTTGGGGTGGTAATGCCGTTGGAACAACGTACACTTATAATCCATCAAATTTCAATGTCGCTTACTCAGTGTTGGCAGCAACAGCAAACATCATTGTTAATCAAGCTAACTCTGCCACTATCACAGCAACTAATGCTAACACTGCAAATCAAATAGTATTACGCGATGTAAATGGTAACTTTAGTGCAGGGACTATTACTGCTAGCTTGGCTGGCAATGCGTCAACTGCCGACACGCTGTCAGCAAATCGTAGTAACTGGGTTGAAAAAAATGTTAACGATGCAGTAGTGGGGCAGTTAAGTTGGAGAAACTATGGTGACGGTCATACAATTTTCGATGCATCGTCTGGGTTCGCTCCAGACGGGACTGCAATAAATGCTTTAAACTCGGTTGCTGGTTGGGCTGCAACTTATCCTGTACTTATGGGATGGAATGGTTCACTAACGTATGGTGTTCGTGTTGATTCAGCAAAACTTGCTGACGCTGTTGCGAATCAGAAAAATTCTGCTACTATTACTGCTACTTCATCCAACACTATAAATCAAATCGTATTACGCGATGCTGCTGGCAGTTTTAGTGCTAATATTGTTACGGCCAACAAATTTTCTGGTGATGGTTCATTATTAACCAATGTTCCATACACGGCGCTAGCAGGATCTCCGTCAGGTAGTTTAACTATCGGGTCAACAAATATTGCTCTTGGGGGTACTACCAATACACTAGCAGGGCTGGCATCAGTTACATCTACATCATTGGTGGGTAATGTAACTGGCAATGTTACTGGTCATGCATCTCTTGACTTGCCATTAACTGGTGGTACACTGACTGGTGCATTAACTGCAACTAGCTTCAGTGGCTCTGGCGCTGGTTTAACCGGGACTGCGTCAAGTTTAACTGCTGGAACTGCTGGAACTGCTAATGCGTTAAACCCTGCCAACTCTTATAGTACACAACATATAGCAGCCACTGGGACCGGAAACGATTACGCCTCTGGCGGTGTGGAACTAATTGGTGACGGAGCTACGAATACAGTATTTCCAAATATCGGATTTCACCAGCCAGGGCTATATGCATCAAGTTTACAACTCAGGGGCGGATCAGATTTTAGATTTTATGCGCAAGGAGCAGCTTCATATGCTAATGTAACTGCTAATATATTTTACGGTACAGCATCTCAAGCACAATACGCCGACTTGGCAGAAATGTATGTTAGTGATTCACAATACGAACCAGGCACAGTGTTAGTGTTTGGTGGTACTAAAGAAGTAACTACAACAGAAACTTTTGCTGACGTGTCAGTGGCTGGAGTTGTATCTACTGCTCCAGCGTATTTGATGAACAAGGATCAGCAAGACGCGGTAGCAGTAGCATTACGCGGTAAAGTTCCAGTCAAGGTAATCGGCGCTGTCGAAAAAGGTGATTTGCTTGTGACTAGTGCCATTGCTGGATACGCAAGAAGCGTTGGAAAAGATGCAAGCTACCCCATCGCTACATTCGCAAAAGCGTTAGAGTCAGATGCATCTGAAGGTACGAAAGTTATTATTGCGGTAATCATCTAACATGTCTAAAATAGTGTGGAAAACTAACGCCGGATCGCTTGGGATTATTCCCCAAGATACATTTTATGAAAAAACTATATCAGCAATGTGTGTTGGTGGTATAGTGAAATACTATGTAGTGGCTGGTAAACTTCCAGGTGGAATGCAGCTTATTAAAGACGGCATTCTCCAAGGCGTGCCTGAAATCGAAGCTAATATTGTTTCTGAAGATTCTTATACATTTAACTTTACTATACGCGCAATCTGCGACACTGCAAAAGCAATCGCAGATCGAACTTTTTCACTGACAGTTGGGTCTATATATAACCCGGTAATTACACCAAAAAATATTTCACTCGGTACATATTTTGACGGTTACTTGCTAAAAAAACAACTAACTGCTGTTGGCACCAATCCAAAAGCAATTATGGTTTGGACGTTAGATCACGGTGATTTGCCGCCAGGGGTGACACTGACCGAAGATGGGTTGTTAAGTGGCAATATTGAGCCATACATTACTAGTTTAGATGAGTCAGTGACTGGATGGTCAAAATCACCATTCAACGGTACGCCTTGGGATGCGGAAGCGATTGGGCAATCTAGAGTTTATAACTTTACAGTTAAAGTAAGTGACGGGTTTAGAACTGATCAATCTTCTTATACATTAAATGTAGTTGCCAAAGGAAGGTATACTGCCGATAATACTTATATTCAAATTGATGATCAAAGTATAACCGTTGATACTGACAATAAGCATACACCGTTCATGATTACTAAACCGTCTGAACTGGTAAGTCAAAGACAAAATAGTAACTTTGCGTTTGAGTTTGTTGGTAAGGATGTAGACGGAGGGCAGTTACAATATTTCATAATTAACTCCGACGAAGTAAGGTTTGACCAAGATGGACCCAACATTCCTCAAGTTGGTGATGATTCATGGTCAGAACACAATAGCGGAGATTTACCTTTTGATGGTGTTACTGTTGGGTTTGATGAGTACGGGTTTGACCAACGCTCACAAGTTTTACCCTCGGGTGTAGGGTTAGTTCCAAGTTCAGATGGTTCAGGATGGTCAGATTCTGGTTGGCTGTTTGGAGTTTTAGCTCCACAAATCGAAGAAGTCAAAGAATATGAGTTCCAAGTTGTATGCCGTAAAAAAGATTTACCCGAATATGTTAGCCCTCCGATTACATATAAGCTAACAGTTCTTGGAGCGATGGATAACTTGATTGAGTGGGATACCACATCTGAGTTAGGAACTATTGACAACGGAAGGGTTAGCGAGCTATTCATATCTGCCAGAACGACATCAACCGCAGAAAGATACATTCCTCTACATCGCAAGTTAAATTATAGAATTAAACCTGGTCGTCGTGAATTGCCAGCTAACTTAACGACTCATAATGATGACGCTCCACCAATTTTATATATTCCAGAAGAAAGGAGTAGGCTACCGCAAGGACTACAGTTATTGCCTAACGGGTTAATTGTTGGAAGACCCACATTTAGGCATTTTACATTAGACGGAGACACTACTTCTATAGATAAGAACACCACTAACTTCGACAACGTGTATGAGTTCACAGTAGTGGCAACTGACGAAACTCCTTATGTCGCTGCTGATCCATTCACTGGCACACCAATGCAGGAAGAGTATGCTGGTACAGTATGGGATGAAAAGACTTTCAGAATTCGAATTAATAACTGGAATGTAGCCCCATTTGAAAATATTTATTTACGGGCAATGCCAGATAAGAAACAACGCACAGAGTTTAATCAAATGATTAACGACACTTCGCTGTTCCCAAATGAGTTGATTTATAGACCAGAAGATCAGTGGTTTGGTAAAGCAAAGCATATCGAATTTTTATTCGCAGCTGGTATTGCTCCAGCTACACTACATGATTATGCCTTAGCATTGGCAAATAATCATTATAAAAAGCAAATTGACTTAAAGAATGTTAAAACTGCTGTGTCATTAGACGAAAATTTTAATATTAAATATGAAGTTGTTTATTTAGAAGTGTTTGATAACAATGATACCGCAGTTGATGACATTCATACTCCTTTTACTGTTATACATCCAAATTCTCTTAATAATATGAAAAAAGAGTTAGCTAAAATAGGGTATACCAATCGTGGTGCGATGCCCGATTGGATGTTAGATCCACAGAAAAATGGTAGAGTCCTAGGGTTTACTACTGGCATAGTGCTAGCATACGCAAAACCTGGTGCAAGTGATCTAATCGCGTTTAGATTGCGCACTGCTGCTAATAGGTACAACTTTAATCAAATAGATTTTAGTGTTGATCGATATGTGCGTGACAAGTATTTGAGCAAGTTTTATGACATAGCAGTAAAACAGTTTACCCCATCTAAAGAAACAACATTTGATAGATTGGCTGCGGCATCTAACGTTAACCGATATGCTGGTGCTGTAGATTATGCGTTAACTATCCCGTTTGATGAGGTTAATGGACGCACCTTAGAATACATTGAAATGAACGGTGGATTAGATCTTGGGCATGGAGCAAAAATAAAATCAGGGCAAACTTTAATTTTTGCCAAGCAAGAGCATTTTACAGTAAATCCATTTTATGATTTATACGATACCTACGATCAAAACAATTTTGATAAAATAGGAATTGACACTTCAAGTAGATCCAATGGGTATAGCTCGTTAAACGATGGATGGAATTTTAGTTTAGCTCTATATGACGAGAATGGAGTATTATATGAAGAGCTGTTATATGATGCATCGGGTATTGTTCCTGGATATTTTGAAAAGATACTTTCTGGAGTAATCAATAAACGAGCAGGAATTTGGAAAGTAGAAATAACTGATCAGAATGTAGTTATGCTGATCCCTCAGTTTAGGGTTAACGTTGAAACTGGTGAATTGTACGACAGTGTATTACCAAATGAGTATGTTCAAGTTGCTGATGGTGGACGCTATGGGTTTTCTAAGATGTATTATGATATAACCATCAAACCAGGGCATACTGTACCAGAGTATACAATATTGGCATCCGAACCATCAATAGAGTCAAACTCAACACGTTTTGATTCTGGAGCAACTAAGTTCCATAACTATCGAGATGTTATAGCCCCTCCAGGAACCGATGATCAGTATGTTATGTTTCCTCAGAAAAATAAATATGAGCAATTATTGCTCGCATAAATACTATATACGAGAGTAATACGAGACACTATGACCAGTAGCATCACAACCACAACCATTAACAGTATAGATAACACTTACCCAAAATCTGGGCAGAATAATTCCACGCAAGGGTTTAGAGATAACTTTACTCGTATTCGTGAGAATTTTCAACACGCCAAAGACGATATTGAGGCATTGCAAGGGCTGGTGGCAAGTTCAGCGACGCTAAGTGTAGATCAATATACCTCGGGTGATGTTTCACTTCTTACACGTACCACGTATTTTACTATTGATATTGACCCAATTAACGTTACCTTGATGGCTGGAACTGATGGGCAAGAAAAAGTTTTATGCGTCGCTGATATTACTGCTAACGCAATCTCAGCTGGTGCTGGAAATATCTCACCAATAACTGTTACAGTATCAAATGCTGGGTGGGTAACAGGTGGAACTGTTGGCAACATTATTTTAAGTAACTTAGGCGATGGTGTTACTGTGCAGTTTGTCAACGGACGATGGGTATGCTCAGGAAACAATAACGCAACATTTAACTAATCATTATACACAAGGAAAAAGACACCATGGCAAGCAGTATTAACCCACTAAACATAAATGGAAACTACCCAATCGCTGGGCAGGATAACGATAGTCAAGGATTTAGAGATAACTTTACTAATATTAAAACTAACTTTATCAAGGCAAAAGATGAGATATCTGACTTACAAACGAAAGCATTGCTCCTTGCTCCGTTAAATGGAGGAAGCCCAGTATTAAATGACTTCAATGGGTCATTGATTCAAAATGCTGCCACGCAAGGGTTTACCCAGCATGTTAACTTTCCAACAGTTAACGCAGGTGCAGTTACTATTGACCCATCATTTGCTGATTTTTTCGTAATCAATGCTGCGGCCAATCTTACAATGACCCTGGGCGCAACTTGGCCTGACGCCAACAGATACAGAGTAATACGAGTATTAGTTAACGCGGCGGCTGGAATCACAATCACCCTGCCAACAGCAATCACTATGAATGTGGCTCCTGCTATCACAGTTCCTGCAGCGACACCTACAGTGACAGAATACAGCTATATGATGGAATTTAGCTCGTTTGACGCGGGTGTGACTGTGATATACCACCCATTATTTGGCCCAGTGTAATCAGCCAAAACAGTTGACATCTCCTGACTGAGTCTGCTATCATACAGCACACTATTCAGGAGATTTATTTTGACACAGATTGATTTAATCAAATACACCCAGTTCGTAGACGCTATTACAAGCGAGGAGTCCAACAATACAGGATCATTCGTTCGCAGTATTCAAGACCTTCAAATGGACAATCTAGACATCAATGTCGCGCTGTTGATGACGGCAGCAATGGGGATGGGCGGTGAGGCGGGCGAGTTCAGTGAGATTGTAAAAAAGCTAGTGTTCCATCGTAAGCCGCTTACAGACGAAATTCGCACTCACTTGGCCAAAGAGTTGGGAGACCAAATCTGGTACTGGACAAATGCTTGCCGTGCTATTGGAGTAGACCCCAACCAAGTTATTGCTGACAATGTCACAAAACTTCAATCTAGATACCCGGGCGGTGTCTTTTCAGCAGAACGAGCAGAGAATCGTGCCGCAGGAGATATTTAAATGTCAGTCCATCCTTTAGCAGGTGATTTGTCTGTGTTGACAGCAGACGAGTTGAGTAAAAAGCATGCTGACCTTACCAAAAAACTTTCAATGGCATATCGTATGGGTATGAGAGATGCGGTTGGCCAGCTAAACATACTGATTCAAGACTACCAGTATGAGATCAGATTGCGGCAAGAAAAAATGATGGCTGAAATGGCTGAGAAATCAGCAGAGTTTAAAAACATTATTGATATAAAGTAATGCAAATAGACGCTTTTGGGGTATTGCATAACACCGCAGACGATTTATGCGATATCATTTACACTAATCCTAGGGTAAATCTGGCAGATGTTCAAGTAGATGATCCAGAAACGTTTAACCAAAGTGTCAAACAGCTTTATTATGAGCATGCTCTATTAGAAAAATACCACCAGTTTCAATCAGAATGCCAAACTATTGAAGAAAAAATAGCAGATTTTGACAAGCATAATCAAGATTCTTGGTTCATGCCCCAAGAATACAAGGATTTAGACATAGCAAAATGGCTGCTTGATCAATGTAAAACTGAAGATGAGATACAACGAGTTGGGCAAGAGTTGCTGATGTTCCAAGATCGTGATATGTTAGTGGTTCTTCAGTTTATGAAATATTTAGTTGATACTTTTAGGAAACACAATGTAGTATGGGGGGTGGGTCGCGGTAGTTCAACAGCATCTTATTGCTTATATTTGATCGGAATCCACAAGATCAACTCACTATACTATGACCTTGACATAACAGATTTTTTAAAGTAGCAGGCATCTTGCACGGCTAAATATAAGATAATACAAGTAGGAGATATTATGGGAAATGCATACCAGTCAGCAATGGGCAAAAAGATAGATATTGATGCCATCAGACTTAAAAATGAGACAGTTATTGCAGTTGGAAATATGAAAGTCAACGCTAGGGGCGACCAGCTTGGAGCGGGTGGTAAAATTGTCAAAACTCGTGACCAACTTATGAAAGAGTATTACTCACTGAATACTCCGGTTGCTCAAGAAATGACTGCTGAAGAAATGCAAAATCTTGGTAAAGCACCGGCACCGATTGTAAATCCATTGCCGACAGTTCAGCAAGTGCCAGTAATGCCAGCAAAAGTTGATGAAGCTATCATTATAAGTGAAAATTCTGGGTTAGATGAAGAAGATTTTACTGAGCCAGTAGTAGTGGTTCCAACACCATTGCCACCAGCAGAGGCAGTAAAAATGCTGCCCCCAAAGATTATCAATGTTGAATCCCCAGTTGCTCCGCGTCAAACACCACCAGTGGTAGCTGATGAGGTGGTGCCTGAAGTAGTGCCTGCTCCTGCAGTAGAGCCTGCCCCAACTACTTTTGCTGATATGACTCCAAAATACGGTGCGCCTGGTGCTGAAGAGTTCGCAGCAACCAAGATTCGCGGCAACTTAGCTAACTCTGTTGCTCCAAGTAAGGTGGTGACACAAACCGCAAAACTTCCGCCCAATAAGGCAAACGGTGTTCAA